GGCTATCGGCTGATTCACATTTTTGAAGACGAGTGGCTGGAGAAAAGAGAGTTGGTCGAAAACCGACTGAAAGCTATCCTTGGGGTGGGGGTTGTCAAGCTCCACGCAAGAAAAACAGAAGCGAGGACAATACCAGCCCGCGTCGCCTCAACCTTCCTAAAGGCCCACCACATGCAGGGCAAAGGCCCTCCGTCTAAGTACAATTATGGTTTGTTTTACCAGGGCGCGTTGGTCGCCGTGGCCACCTTCGCCAAGGCTCGGTATTCCAAAGCTGATGACTGGGAGCTGGTTAGGTTCGCGGCCTCTGCCCGCGTAGTCGGAGGAATGTCAAAGTTACTTGCTGCGTTCAAGCGAGAGGCCAAACCAACTGGCACGTTAATCTCCTATGCTGATCGCAGGTGGAGCGACGGCGGGCTGTATAAGGCGCTTGGTTTTGAATTTGCAGGTAACACAGAGCCTAACTATTTCTACGTCAAAGGTCAGAAGAGGTTCTCCCGGGAAAAGTTCCAAAAGCATAAATTGGAGGGTANACTAAAAAAGTTTGACAAATCACTTTCAGAGGTGATAAATTGCAGCAACAATGGNTTTTACCGTATTTTTGATTGCGGCAGTAGCCGCTGGAGATTGCAACTGTAACTCTGACCACAACCCCCGGAGGAGGACCACAACATGGCGTTTTCCAGAAAGTCAGTCAAGAAAACGATTGCCGCTGCCCCAGAGCCCGAGTTTGTCCCGCTGCCCGATGAGGTGCCCGCTGCCGACCCGGTTGCTGAGGTCACCGCTGCTGCTCCGCCCCCTGTGTCTGAGTTCATCTTGGTTAAGGCGGTAAAAAGCAACCAGTACGAGCCATTTCAACGTATCGCCATTCCTACTGATCACGGTGTGCCGGTGAAGCGGTCCAACTGGGTGACCGCGCAGTTGAACGCTGGCGTCATCACACATGCTTAGCGATTACACCACATACGACAGTGTCCGGGCGGTTCTTGGTGTGTCCAGCCGGGTGTTTCCAAACACCGCCATGGAAACAGAGGTGTACGCCCTGGCGCTCCGCGTGGAGCTGGCTCAGATTGGTCCTGAACTTGATCAGGACTACATAGATCTGATAGACGAGTCTGTGCTGATCGTCCCGGCCGCGCAGAACTTCTACAACGCCGTCCGCCTGTTCTCCGCACACGCTGTAGCGTTCAAAGCCCTGACCGCCTTGCCGGAGCTGTCTCCAATCTACATCAGCGACAGTAAGGCAGCACTGCGAAAGGATAAATCAGAGGTAGCCGCGGCAGTAACCAGTGAATACGCCAAGTACAGGCGCCACCTGGCTGCGGCCTACGCCGCCTACCTTGGTACGGCCGCACCTGATCTGTTTCAGCCAAGCTTAATGGCAGTGTCTTCACCTGACTTCGACCCCGTTACGGGGGGCTGAATATGGACCTCTATGACGCCGCCCAGTATTTTGATAAACTGACGGCGACCGACGCCTATTCTGGCGCCACTTTGTTCACCTGCCAGATGGATCAGTACGACAGTACCGAGCGCGATAGCGTAACCGGTTGGCGACGCACTTGTTCCGCACCGGAGATAGTTGTGCCGGCTCGCCGGGCTATCAAGGTCAACGGCAAGGCTTATCTTGTGGGGCGCACACAAGAAGATTATTTCAACGAGTATGTCATTCGGGAGCATGCCCTGCTCCACCCTTCTGACGGGATATTCACTCTCGGCAGTGCCAAGCAATTTCTCTCAGAGACGCATCTGCTCTCATACCTTCATGGGGCGCAGTCCCTGCTCCAGCAGAAAAAGGAGGAGGGAGAGTCCTCGCAGCTTTTCAGTTTCTACAGTATTTACGTAGGGCTCAATGAAACGGCTACGAAAGACCAGATCGTGCAAGCGCCGGACGGCACGTACTACCGGATTCAAAACGTCGAGATTCAGACAGGCCAGTACAAGACCCTGTCTGCAACTGAGTTGGGGGCCTCCGCGCTTCTCCAGGTGTCCTACATATCGTCCTCCGGCGGTTATGATCCGGTCACCGACTCCTCTGGCGCGGAGGCCCCTATTTTAATCACAGCCTTTTTCGAGCGCTATCAGACGAACTACAGGTACATGACCTGGGCCTCTGACCGGTTCCGTAATGGCGACCGGGTGCTAACCGTTGATCAGGACGATATCCCGGAGCCGGCCAACAACGACCGGGTGCAGGTGAACGGCAGTGATTACAAGGTGCTGTCTGTACAGAGTGACGACATGGGGTGTTGGGAGCTGCACCTGCGAGCTGCGGATTTCAATCTCACGAGCGGCGGGTGACCATGGGTATATTCTACGTCAACCCAGTGGCAAAGGATAAGTTCATCAAGGAGCTTGATGCCGCGGTTGCTAAGATGGTGAAGGACGCGGACGACGTGTTCAGAGGTTTTGTGACCGCAACCTTTCACAGGGTGTTGATGGAAACTCCGCAGTGGAGCGGCAACGCAGCATCAAATTGGAACGTATCGAAGAACGCGCCGGACGGAACGGTCACTTACACGCTCAAGAAGGCAGCGGCCCCAGACAGATCCGCCAGAGCAGGCCTCCTCGGGGAGTGGGACTCCCCTTATGGTCCTGCGGGCGCCAAGGGCGACCCCAGGGGGGTGCAGATGGCTACCAGACGTGCCGCCGCAACGCTCCTAACTGTCTCAATAAACGACAAAGTTTTCCTGTGCAACTCCGCAGAATCCCTTGACAACAAAAGTTATATCCAATACCTTGAAGAAAACCCGAACAATTTTCTGCGTGCCGTAAATAGTCCGGGACATATGGTGGAGAGGACAGCGAACTCTGCTGCCAGCCTGGGTAAGCTGACGCCGCTACAGGAGCTGGGCTTGATGTCAGTGATACCCGGGCAGGTACATAATGGGGCGGTCGGAATTTGAAGACCTGGGAGCAAGCGAGACAGCTTATTTACGGGCACTTCATCAACGGGTGGGCGAACCACTTGCCTTACTTCATTGAAGGCCATGAGGAGCCTGACCTTGCTGTGCAGACAGCCCCCTTCGTTCTTCTACGGGTGAACCCTACGCGGGTTACGCAACTTGCGATGGCGGGGATCAACCCGCCCAAGAGAGGGTTTGGAGAAGTAGAGATAACGGTGTTCACCCCATTCACAGTAGGTGCCAAGACCAGGATGGACGCGGTAGACCGGTTATCCGGATTGTTCGCCGCCACCGGAGTGGGCGAAATAGTTTTCCGGGACGTAGCAGTGCTCTCACTCGTTGAGGGCAAGAATTGGCGCAGCCAGGTGGTCGTCGCCAGCTTTTATTTTGAACTATCTTTGACAGGAGTATAAGCCATGACAACTGGAACCTCTCAAGCGTCGACCAGCACAGCAAGTCTTGCCTACAAAGAGGAGACAGCTTTTGGCGTGGTAGCATCAGGCGCCCCCAAGCTTCTTCGGCACACCGGCGAGAGTCTCGCCTATTCATTCACCCAGGCTGAGTCCGCNGAACTTAACGCCTCCGGCCAGGTGGCCGATGCGGTCATCACTGACGCTTCCGCCTCTGGTGGTTTCAACTTCGAGGCACAGTACAAGGAGTTTGATCCCTTTATTGAGGCTCTGCTGCGGAATACTTTCAGCAGCTTCGGCACCGGGGGCGTCAAGACTCTGACCGTGACCTTTGCCAAAACCGCAGGCACCATCACAGGCACCACTGGAGATTTCACTGGCCTTGTAGCAGGGCAGTGGTTCAGGGTCGCCGAGTCTGACACCACAGACAACAACGACGGGCTGTACCTCATCAAAACCGTCACGTCGTCTGTCATCACGGTGGATCCCGAGACGCCGCTTCTCGCCGACAAGACATCCGATACCGGTGTAGAGATTTCGTCCACAAGGATCACCAACGGCACTGCGACCATGCGTACGTTCTCCATCGANAANTCNTTNGCNGANGTGGCACAATTCTTCATGCACCGCGGTCGCGGCATTTCCGCAATGTCCTTGAGCTTTGCCACNGGNGCNATCCTNACNGGCAGCTTCACCACCATGGGCAAGGACGTGACCCGTGCTGATGCCACCCAGTTTTCGACCTCGGCAGACGCAGCGGAGGCGTTCGGCATCTCTTCTTGCGTGACCGGTGTTGGAAACATCCTGGTGCGCAACGCCGCTGGCGCCAGCCATTCTCGGCGGCGCCTATATTCAGGCAGCCACCGTCAACATCGACGGCAAGCTGCGAGAGCAGAAAGCGCTCAGCAACCTGGGGGCTATCGGTCTGGGAAAAGGAACCTTCTCCATGACCGGCACTTTGGAGGTCTATCTGAAGACCGGTAGCATTTATGACGCTGCCCTGGCTGATCAGTTGATCTCTGTGTCCATCCCTGTAAAGGACGCCTACGGGAATGGCTACGCCTACACCTTCGCCAACGTGAAGCTGAATGTGCCTGATGTTATGGCCGGCGCCAAGGACCAGGACGTTTTGATGAGTGTTCCGTTTACCGCAGTGGCCCCGAATACAACAGTTGACCGGATGATCGCCATCGACCGGTTCGGCGCGTCTGTAGTTGNGGCCACTTAATGANCAGNAGTGACATAAAAACCGGAGGAAGTAAAATGTTTGACGTATTCAAAGGTGTANGCNACGGATGAAAAGAAGGAAAACGAAGGCGTGGANGTGCAGCTNGGAGGNGGCGCCTCGATCACTGTGGCCAGGATGCACAACCCGAGGTTCAGCAAGTGCATCCTGGCTGAGCACGAGAAGCACAAAGCAGCACTCGATGCTCTGCCGGAAGATGGGCGCAGAAAACTCGACGACGAGATCATGTGCCGGGTGTTGTCAGAGTCTATCCTGGTAGGGTTTGCCGGTCTGAGCTTCAAAGGCGAGCCCATGCACTATAGTGTGGAGAATGCTGCCAAACTGCTGGCAGTCAAGGACTT